AACTTCGTTGGTGGATAGGCGAAACAGACCCTTCGGCGAGTCAACTGTAATAACCGTGTTGTTAGTCGGACTAGATCGCAACTCCGGCCATATCTCCAGGGTGGCGTTCCCAGAGCCGTCAGAAGCCGCTGTCTGTGTCACCTTGTATAGCTGGCTGGATGCCGCAGAACCGATCTGGATGTAGTCCCCAGCGGCCAGATATGAGGACTGTGAGGCCGTGCAGCCGTCGATGATTAGAGTGGACCCGGTTTGGCTTCCGCCATTGACGCGAGGTGTCCCGCCGCCATTGCCGAGCGGTGACGTTGCCAGTGGGTCGCCCAGCAAGAATGTGCCTGATCTGCCCCGCAGGCTTAACAACCAACCAACCCATGCCTCGGCGTTAGCCCGCTGCATCGCAGGCAGCGTGATCTCCGCCTCCCAGCGTTGACCTGGGTGGACCACCGTTTGCTGTTTATATGTGAACGGGCTCATCGTCATCCCGACCGTCTGGACAGCCCGGAGATTGATTGAGCGGATGCCGGTGTGAGTTGGCAGTGCGAGAGGATAAGTGATCGCCATTATGCAAACGCGGCACCAAAGCCGCCTCCCCGTTTCTTGGCGTCAAGGACAGCCGCCTTGGCCTGTGCTGCGATCTGCGGTGCAAGGCTCATCACCTCGGCCCTGACAGTCTGCTGGACCCCAGTGGAAAGGTTTATGGTTTGGTTGACAACGACGCCGCCGCCTCCGGCTTGGGCTGTCTGCCCCCGGCTGAGAACTCGCTCGCCGGTCTGGCCAATAATCATCCGCTCGTCTGATCGAAGCCCAGGAAGGCTCACGTCCCCACGACCGATTGTTCCGCCAGTGTGCAAGAATCTGCCGCCTATGCCTCCAGATGGTCCTGGGCCTGCCGACGGGGGCAAACTCGGTCCAAACAGAGATGGCAAAAAGGAAGCGGCTCCAGATATTAGTTGGCCGAATATGCTGCCACCGCCACCGCCTCCGCCTGAAGCGCCAATTTTATCCATATTGAAGACGATATCTATAACTTTGGTTAGGACGGATTGAAGGGCTTGACGCCATGTGCTTGTCCCACTGATTAGGCCCGCGATAGCATTTGAAGCCGTCTGAAACCCTGAGTTAATCAGATCGTTTACCTTTTCCTGTGCCTTGATTCGCTCTTTGTGGAACTTGCCTTCGGCATTGACGTGTCCTTTTCGGCGGGCCTCATCTGCCTTAATGCTCTCTGTCATTTTTGCCAGAAGCTCGGCTTGTTCCCTGCGTAATTTCAACCCTTTTCTTATGTCGCTAATCTCTTTGGGCAGCAGTTGTCGCCCGATCTTGTCGATCAAGGCAGCCTTCATCGCCAAAAAGTCAACCTGCTCTTTTATAGCCTCCTTAGACTTACCGAATAGGTCTAACTGAATGCCAAGCTGATCTGTTTGTAACTGTATTTTTTGGAGTGCCGCGTCTATTGAGGCACCCTCTTCCTCCAATGCCTTGGCTTGTTCTTTTCGTAATTTATCAAGGGTGTCGGTGTATCCTTTCGCCGAATCAGATGCGGCTTTGTATGCCTCTACCTGTGGCCCAGCCAGGGCTTTGGCCATCTTGAGGGCCTCGTTTGCCAAGCCAATCAAAAGGCTTCTTTGTTCAGGATACAGACCGGCAAGGGTCGACAGCTCTTTACCCAAAGCCGTAAATTGGTCAACGGTGACCGATTCGCGAAGCGCGGCGAAGGCACGGCCCATTCTTTGTTGCTGTTCTATAAATTCTTCTGCTTGCTTTTTGGTGGCAAGGCCAAGTTTCTTAATGCCTGCAAGCTCGTTTTCTGGAGCCACCCCGGACCCTTCTCGCAAGGCTCTAAGTACACGTTGCAGTTTCAAAGACTTATCTTCTAAATCAGACATTGCTTTAAGGGTTTCTGTGGCCCCCTTGCCCAGATTTATCTGTGCTGTTTCAAGCGCAAGCTGTCTTAGGTTGGTCGTGGCGTCAATTACATTCTGGTTGAACCCGCCAAAATCCTCTTCAAGCGTCTTTAGTGAAGAACTTAAAGATGTGTCCAGAATGCCACCAAGAGTAGATACGGACGTGCCAAGCTCTTCTATGGACTTTGCCGCTTTTTTTGATTGCTCTCCGGCTCCAAGCATAAACATGCCGGACTTCTGCGCCGTCACCCCAACCGCAGCAAGTATGGCAACAGCCGCGCCCAAGAGGGAGCCTATAGGGCCAAAGACAGCAAGCATCTGAGAGCCTTGCTGGCCGAATGCCTGCAACGCGTTCGTGCCGCCTGTTAGCTGAACACTAAAATCGGCAATTTGATAGCCAAACTGCTGCGCGACACCTTTCCCGAACTTATTTACCTTGACACCAGTTTTGTTAAACTGATCTCCCATATTATTTGCTGATTTCTGGGCGCGTCCGAGCGACTCAGTAACTTTGTCAGTAGCCTTGGCCGTTTCATTGAGCGCCCTTTTGGCAGGCCCAGCGACGACGTTGACTGAGACGTTAAGGTCAGACACCATTTTTCTCTACATCCCCATCAACGATTCTGAAGTATTCAACCCAATCCTTATACTCTTGATAGGGAATATCTCCAATCTCATCCATCGTTTTGCCCAGTCTCAAGGCGATGGTCATCAGATTGAATAGGAAAGGGTTGTCCCTTAGTTTTTTTCCTCGTCCTCATCCTCTGCGCCTGAATCAAAGATGGCGGAGAATATGCTTGTCAGGGTTGTCACCTGCTCGCCCATGAGGATTGGTTTGTCTTCAAGAGTGAAGGCAGGGTCGCCTGACTCGTCTTCGCACTTGCGGATAATCATATCCACCATGCCCGGAAGAGTTGTGTCACGCAGCAAGGTTGGGTGCTTGCGCGAAACTTGGTCAATGTCCCTGGCAGAGACTGGGGTGAAATAGAGAACGCAGGGGGAGTCACCCTCCCCCCACTGAACCACCTCGAAAGAAGATCGTGGCTTCTCTTGACGCTTTGCGGCAATGCGCTTTGCGAGGGTCATGCTACACCGTGGTCTCGGTCAGAGCGCCAGTTCCCTGGACGGAAACAGACATCTCTACAAGCCCATCGAAGGACGCCGTGACAGATTTCTCGGTCACAATCGCGCTGCCGCTGTAGTAAGTGTCGCCAGTCGTATTGCCCTCCGGGTAGAGGTTCAGAACGATAGTGGCACCGATGTCCAGATCACCTTGACCCGTGTCGGTCTCGTCCCAGAACACATCCAGGGAGCCGGTGAAGGTCTTTAGGCTTGCAATGTATGTGCGAGCCGCATCGCCCATGGAAGTGTCTTCCAGGGTCTCGCCAGTCTCACTGATGGTGTAGGAACGGACTTCAAGTATCTGATTGGAGCCGCTAAATACGACCCCTTCACTTCCGGCGTGGGTTGCCATTTCGGCCTCCTATTTAGCGGTTTCAACGTCAACGACAGATGTATGGTAAAGCACATCATAGACCATGTGTGCAATGCCGATCTGTTGCTCTGCCTCTCCTGAATACTCGATATCTGTCGAGATTAGGAGTGCCTCTTTGGCCAACCCGTTTACAGTGAAGTCAGCAGCAATCGCCTCTTCTACCTGCACCGTGATGGCATCAATATCATCATCAAGATCGCTTGTGGCCCTGGCGTAAACGTCAACGCTGACCGAAAGCATTCTTTGTAGCGTCTTTGATGTCCCAATCGTAACAAGACTGGATGTCTCTGAGTTCGCAAAAACCGTCAAGGCCGGAAGGTTGGCACTCGTGACAGGATATGTGCGAGATGTGTAAACGCGCGAAGAAACAAGCGCCACGCCCGATGTCAGCGTTGTCGCCATGCGATCTCTGATCTGGGTTCTAACGTGCGCCATTACGACTTCTCTAGCTGAACTTCAGTCATGCCCGTGCCATCATGCACCCAGGCTTGAGCCGTGTATGTCACGCCGTTGATGACCATTGTAGCACCTTCAGCAATCGAAGAGATGTCAGAGGTCCGGCAAGCAAGCCTTGGTTGCTCCTGATGGACCTGCACCGCGCCACCTGCATCAACAGGGATCGTCTCATTGTCAAATATGCCTTTTATGGTCCCACCAGCATATGTGACGTTCACCGCGAACTCGTCAATATTCAGGATGGTCAGAATGTCATTCGATAGAGGAAGCGCCATTTTCTTCCTCCACTGCGTCATCAGCCACCTCTTCAACGTATTCACGCCGGATGAGCTTGGCCGCCACGATATCGTCAACCTCAAGGATTGACCCTGGGTGGACGGTTTTGCCGCTAATAATTGTTTTCTTGATGGCCTTAATCTTCACGGCGAGACCTCCCTCTGCGTTTTGGCGCAGGTGTATCGCTCTTGTCCAGACCAACGCTTCTGTTTGTCTCAACCGGAGGAGCCTTGGCAGCAACCTCTTCGATCCGCTGCATGGCGAGAAGGGCGTTCTTCTCATCTACGCCAATGGAATCAACCACATCACCAGCAGATGTCTTCTTACCGTCAATCACGCAGCCTTTGAGAACGAGGTATGGCAAATCTTATCTCCAGTAAAGCGGGGGAGCAGATTTCTCCACTCCCCCAGCCTCAGTTATGCGCCGTCGTTGTTGAACGCGAAGGACACCGCATGGCGGACTGCAACATCTACAGTCTGCAATGCAACGATCCGAACCGTTCCTGTGCTGGACGCGCTGAATGGATCGACAGTGATGTCGAGGCCTCCATAAAGCCCAACTAAACAATCGGCGAAATTGCCGTAGTATAAATCACCATCAGTGACCTGATTGGAAACAACCGCCTGACGACCATTGATCGTGCCACCTGGCTCAACCACAAACTGCCCAGAACCGGCGTCCTTGGCTGTGGTTTTCAGCGAACCATACATGGAGGCTGGCAGGATGTATGCGAGGCTGCCCATGTTGGCATTATCCTCTGCAACTGCCGTTTCCATCGCGACAACTTCAGCGAACGTCGGAACAGCGCCCGCGAAGTTCGTTGGAGCGTTGATGCCCGTGGTGTTTTTAATACCAGTCGGCTGACCAGAGGAGCCAGTCCCCTGAAGCGCGCCATTATCAATCGCCAGAGCAATGCCTGCCGAAAGATCATTGCGGATAAGCTCTTCAATCGACATGGAGCTCTGTTGGATCATCAATCGAGTTATATCCGTAAACGCCCCAATCACCTTCGGGGACATCGTAACCTGTCCGAGGACCGGCTCTGATTCAGTGGATGCACCGCCTTCAGTTGCAATCCATGCCGCCGTAGAAGCGGTGTTTTTGGATGGAATTGCGACGTTGCCCTTGAGGCCAGCAAGCACAGTTGCGCCAGCTTGCATCACGGAAGAAGCGTTGCGGAGGACGTCGATGAAGTCACCACCACGGAAGTCCTGCGCAATCATGCCAGAATCGTCAGAGGTGTTGACGTCACGCTTTGACCACCGGCCAAGAATGTCATCAGGAATCATCAGACCAGATGCTTCGCGACCGCTTGCAGCCTGTGCAGCAGCAGAAACCTCGAACTCAAACTCAGCAGCGCGCTGGGCCTGACGATCAGAGGGGTTTGCCATAGCCCGGATAGCCCGCATCAGCGAGTATTGGCGAACCTCTTTCTTGTTGAGGCCAACCTCAACCGTGTCGAGAGGCATGTTGCCGGGCAGATCGCGGGCAAGCTCGATGCAGAAGTCGGTGAGGGATTTACCCTCGCGAACGGCTTCATCAGCAAGGCCACGTTTGTTGTGCTTTTCAGCCAGCCGGTACATTTCGGCTGTATCTTTGGATGCTTGGCGAGCAGCTTCTTCTCGCACTGCATCCAGGTTCAGTTCGTCAGACATAACTCTGATCTCCTGTTGGATGGGTTTATCTTCATTTGTGCTAAGATCGCTTTGCTCGCTTCTGCCTAAACCGACGCTGGTATCAGCAGGAACTCCGACAAAACTCACTTCTAGAGGTGTCCAAGAGGTGGCCCGGTAATGACCCTTGCCATCCTTGTCCATTTTGTTGATGCGGTATCCGACCGAAACATTAGTCAAAATACCATCTTCAACCATATCGAAGGTTTCCTTGGATAGTTCGCTTTTTCCAAAGCGAGCAGTGGCGCGGAGACGCCGCCCCTCCAAAGATACATCCTCAATAACGCCAACGACCTTTGAGTGGTCGTGTCCCAAAAGCAACGGCGCGCGGCCTGATGCCATAAAGGATAGATCAATACTGTCTTCAGAGTGATCCAGAATTTCGGTGCCGAACGAGCGTTCAACAGGTGCCTCAGAAGATAGTGCAACGCGAACGCGCCGACCATCAACATCAACCGATTCCTCAACAAAGGACATTGACCGATGAATTACTTCTGAGCCGTCAAAACGGGACTCTTCGTCAACGGCCTCTTCGACCTCTGATTCTTCGACCGCCTCAACCACTTCTTCAGCGGCTTCTTCGACCTCAGTCGCTTCATGGTCTTCCATATCTACCTCGGCTCGCTCAGTTTCACTCAAACCATCGTCAGTTTCTTGCTCAAAGTCAATGTCAGCACGATCATCCTCGCGCAAAGCCTTGGCTATCCTAGCTGACCAAGATTGCCCCGCATCACCGCCCCACAATAGGTTTGCGATCTTGCCATTGGACGGATAGCCCTTCTCTCCAGGCCTGAAGCCCTTTGCCTTCTTATCAACCTCATGTCGGCTGAAGAAGCTGTGCATACGCTTAACCGTATCAGCACTGAGGTCTTTGTTGTTCACAATGTCCCTAGCCCTAGCGATCCCAACAGCAGTCCCACCTCGCCCATGCTCCCGCCGGAAGTCTAGGCCTCTTTGAGCAGCAGTCTTCATGCCCTGTGTGGGTTTATACGACTTCGGCATCATCACCCTCCACTTCGGCTGGGACTGGTTGCTTATCACCGAACGGTTGATATGCCATCGTCAGGCCGTACTGTTCAGCAGCCTGCATGTCTCGCTGGATCGCGGCGAATGTCTCTTCTGCATCGCGTCCATATTGCGCTGCAACATCGCTATGGCTCAGAATGCCGTTCTGTAGCCCAGCAATTGAAGCGTTCATCTCACGCTGCGGATCAACCCACTGGAACCCGCGAGGCTTCCATGTGATTGATGATGTGAACTTAGAATACTTGGTCGGCCCATATATCGGAATCAACCGGAAATCCATCACATGATCCAGCCACATCCGATACGCCGGATCAAGGAAGTGGTCAATCAACCAGCGCTGGACGACGCGATAGTTGTCTCGTTCCTCTAGCGCCCCCTGCCTGATGGATGAATAGGATGTGCCTTCCAGATTGTTGGCCAGAGAGGTGTAAGAGACGCCCAAGCCAGACGCGACACCGCGAAGGATAGCCTTCTCGAACTCCGCGAAGGCAGAAGTCGGGTGATCTGGCGAATAGGGCTTGAAGTCAACGCCCGCTGGCAGTTGGTGGAATGTGCCTGGTTCCGCGCTGTAAATTGGTGTCACGTCATTTTCATAATCGTCAGCGGACATCTCATCGCCGGATGGGCTAACAAAGAAGCCCATCTTGGCGCTTGCTGTCCTGGCGGAGATAAGCTCTGCCTCCATATAGCCAGCCAACATCTTGAGCGACGGGATGGCCGAAACCGACCAAGGAACACCGCGCGTCTGACCAGCTCGATCCGGGCGATAGATGTGCATCATCTCAGCAGCCGGTATTCTTACCCGCTTCATGCCGCTTGATAATGTCGTGTAATCATAATCGCCTGGATGATTAAGCAGGACGTGGTACGCAACAGGACGGCGGGTGGACTTATCAAGTTCAACACCCATGCGAACTTCGTTGCCGCCACGGTATATCTCGTTCATCTGCTCATCGACGACATCAGGCTCAAGCACCTGGAATCCGATGCCGTGCCTCATATCTTGTCGGCGGACAATGCGGAGAAAGACCTCTCCGTCCCTAGCGGTTGAGCAGATAATATGAGCCAAGAGGTCAATCATGGACATTTGACCATCGACAGTTGGACCGCCAAGTCGGCAAAACTCGGACCAAGCCCCTTCGATGATGTTATTGCCGCTGATGTCTAATGAATTGTCGTCGTTTCGGGCCTTTAGTTGCAGACGAATCCCACCTTCACCAACGACATTGGTCTTAAGAAGCTGTAGGTAGCGCCTCATATATTCGTTGTTGCGCTCTAAATCGCGAGACCTAGATCGCATCTCGACAAGAGACCACCTGATTTCAGAGTCAGGCGATCTCTGCGAGGCGTTAAAGTCGGCGAATATCCTGCTTTTCGATGCAGCAAGATAACTGCGCTTGGACTTTACCGCCTTATTCCGTTTGAAGACATCCATTAAGCCCATGCGTCGAACCTCACTTTTACGGTTGCGCCGGTAGGCTTGCCGCGACTTGCGCGCTGCTTCTGTAGTTGGATAACGAGTTCTCGTTTGTAGTTGTCCCTTGCGGAGATCAATTCATCAAACGACATCTTGGTCAAAGACCGACCAGCCACAGAGTAAGACGATACGTCAGAATCAGCCTTGCCCTCTATGATTGATTCGATCTTGTCGATCATCACTTCAGCGTGTGTGCGAGGGTCAGTCCCGTTTACATCGAGATCAACAATGGCGGTGAATGTGCCTCGATCAACAACAACCCTGTTCTCAGAGCCGCCAATCTGCGCGATCTCTAACTGCCAGTGATAAAAGCCTGCCGTGAAGCCTGCCGTGACGGAGCTTGCTGCATTGAACAGATAGTCAGAGCCGTAGGCCGAGCCGACGATAGTTATCTCAGATGAGCCAGCCGCCGTGATCCGCGCGACATATGTGGCGGTATAAGCATCATTCGGATAATCTTCCGACAGATCAGTGCGTCGCCATTGGATGAAGTCACCAACGACAATCTGCAACGGCTCTGTGGTCGGGCTGGAGGCGGCGTCAAACTGGTTTGCCATCAAAACCTCATAACGTAGTTGTCTTTGACCCGACGCGCTGGACGCCGCTTAGTGTTTTCGCTCTCCCGAACTTCTGTCCGCAAACCCTTCCGATACAATGACTCAAGATTGAGGTTCAGGATTGACAGCGCAGCCGTTCCGTAGACTCGGCAATCGAGCGCTTCGTTCCTAGTTCTCGTCTTGACCCATTCATTTCTAGGTCTGCCCTTATAGTATTTGACTACTCTTTTCTCACTTGTCAACATCCGGTAGTATTCCTCAGACCTCCCCGTTGGGAAGTGACAATAGCCTTCGCCCGGCTCTTTTATGCGTAATCGAGCCATAACAACCTCTTTTGCAGTGTCAACACCAACCGGGAATAAGTTCACCTTACCAATGTTGGATTTAGACGGCCTGCCAACGATAGGCCGACCTTCTCCGCCAACGCCCTTGATGGCGAATATCCTTCTGCCAACCCTGGTCCGGCAATAATTATACACCTGTTGAGTGTAGTGGCCACCACTATCAACGCAAGCCGAGCGGCATACCATTTCACCTGTAATCGGGTGGCTAAACGGTGTTTTCAGCACATCGTCTAATCGTAACCACAATTCAGCCGTTGATGGATCGCCATATAACGTGTGATAGGCCAGAGAATAGCTCTCTTCCCCACGCCCCCATCCGATTAGTTCGACTTCCAACCGATCATCTTGAGTATCCACCCCAGCCGTAATGAGCAGAACCTCTTCTGGTATCTGATCCCCCCAGTCCTCTGCCCGATTAATTAGGTCGGTTTCGTCTAGCTGCTCACCTCTTTCGGAGTCAAAGGTCTCACCGAGAAAGGTGTTCACAAAAGTCCTTAGCCGCATTGGGTCAGATTTACTGGTCAAGAAGTCCTGCACAGCGTCTTCTAGCCGTGTCCATGGCGAATAGATGCCATTCAGATGAAAGCCCGCCACCTTGCCCTTGGCCTCTGCCGTGGCTCTCCATTCTCCTCGCCGGATCGCGCGGCTTCTGTCTAGTTCAGTCCAGACAGACCCGCATTCATCGCACACATAATGAGCAGAAGAAGGATCGTTGTCATTCCATTTGACATTGGACCATTTCAACACCTGATGCTCGCCACAATGAGGGCATGGGACAAAGTATTTTCTCTGATCGCTCTCCTCGTATGCCGCCGCGATACGAGAAGACCCCGTTTCAGTTGGCGTTGAGACCAGAACTATCTTGCGGTTGTAGTATGTAGCACTTCTACGTTTCGCCAACCCAACTGGATCACCTTCTGACCCTGCTGACAGAGGAAAACGATCAACCTCATCCATAAGGATAAGTCGGCACGGGCGACTGGCGAGAGACGCCGGACTGTTAGCCCCAGATGCAGTAACGCGCCCGCCAGTGAATGATTTATGCAGAACCGTATTGCCGGAGTCACGGCTTTTTGGGTCAGCAATCAGCCTCGTGAGAACAGGCGTGTCACGGATTGCAGGCGAGAGCCGATCTTTTGACCAAGCGTTCGCCATTTCGACCGTTGGGTGAACCACCAGAATCGGAGCAGGGTCTTGATGTATGTGATATCCAAGAACATTGTTGATTAACTCCGTTTTGCCAATCTGAGCGCAGGTCATAAGGACCACCGTCTCGTAGCGCGAGTCAGACACGGCATCCATCATGCCGCGCTGATACTCGGCCTTTGACGTTGACCACTGACCCGACACGGCTGAACTCTCGCGACTAAGCTGGCGATATGTATCGGCCCACTCGCTCACCGTTAGCTTCGGAGGGGGTCTAAGAGACCGCTCAATTACCTCATCTAAATGCTCAGTGAGCCGTTTCGCCTGCCTCTCCTTGATCGACTCCGACCAACTCATTCAATGCTCCCAGTATTGCGCGCTCGATAACCTCTTGCGCTTCAGCCACCGTATCACAGGTCATAACCTCCTGCGAAACATCAGTCGGAATGGCAAGGAGCCGGTTTCTGACCTTAACCAAACCTTTCTCCATATTCTTTCCGACATCTTTGATGTGGACAAGCTCTCCGCGCGAGACCTCATTCTCCATCTCCTTACCATCAGCTTGCTCTTTAGCCAATCTAGCCCGTTCCTCCGACAGATCAGCCCCTCGGCC